CCAAGGGCAGAAACAGTCATCAACTGCTGATTGGTTATGCCGGATTCTTGGTAGATGCCATTGTTCTGGGTGTGATCGAGTTCTCCCGGAGGAGGATTTGATGAGAGTAGCGACGAGCTTACAAATGCCGGGATGCGGTCAATGCTCTTGACGGTTTCATTGGGGTCAGCGGTAGATACGTTGACCTCTAATGGAATCTCGACAGATTGGTTAGCCACGGGCTACCAAGTCCCTACGCCGAACGGGCCACGACCCGAGTAGGCGTTACTCACTCTTTCCATCTTGTAGTCGTCTCGTCTCATATTCTCAAGCATACGGTTTTTTAGCTCATTGTAAAGGGTCGAAAGACCACCAACATCTTGGTTTTGTTTTGCCTTAAACTTGATAGCAATGTTGTAAGCCATGACCTCGGCACACTCATTCGAGTTGATCGGATACGCAAAGTCGGTATCCGATACCGCAGAGAGTGCTATGAACCGAGTTACTTCAAAGCCAATGATAGGCAGGATCGAGGTTCCGCCTTGGAACGGAATGACCTGACCCGAGGGCGCCCACGGCCCCAAAGCTCCTACATCGGTCTGGATTGTCGAAGTTGTCGATATAGATGGGGTAGAACCGCTGAAAGTGATTGTCAGTGCATTTAAGTTCTTGGTTGAATCAGTGACAAAGATAGTGTCGGTCTGATCGGTAGTCATGGAGGTGTAAGTTCCTCCCAAGTTTACCGAGTTTACTATCAGTGCGCCGGAAGAGTTCAGGTAACATTTATAGGTTTTAAAGGGCAGATAGGAAGTCGAGGGAGTAGTTGCCATCACGTTAGTAACCGCTCCGCCGGTCACTGCACAAGAGAAAGTTCCTACTGAAGTCGAGTAGTAAATGGCGTTCTGCCAAACAGTGAAGCTAACAACTGTCGGGGTTCCGGTGATGGTAACCGCCGCAAAGGTTGCGGATGTAGCATCTACGGTATAGGCGGCGGAATATATTGCACCGCCAGTCAGGTAGTATAGGTATCCCTTATAGTAGTAGAGATTGGTGACGGTTGTGCCAGAGGTGGCAATCTGAGTTGCAGTCTGCGTGTCGGTGTTCTCTGCCCAAATGGTAGTACTGGCTCCGGTTCCCTGAATGTAGAACAAGATTCTGTTTGAGAGCATGGCGTTGCCGTTGTAAGACTGGATGTTGGCCCATGCGGGAGAAGTTATAAGCTGAAGATTGGCTGAAGTAACGCCTTTACCATACACAATAGGCTGGTCTGGAAAGGTTGGCTGAGTTGCGGGGGGATAGTAGTGTACCCGCAAGTTGTAGACTCCGCTGATGCCGGAGAAGTTCCATCCAAGTACCCACAAGTTGTTGCCTTGGAAGCGGTACATCGGCTTGCCGGAAGGCGCTCCCCGGTTGGACAAGCTAAATCGCTCCATCGGAATCCAGTAGGAACCCACCTGATATTCGAGCGTCCTGATCTTGTAAAAGTCAGAAGGAAGAGTGAACAGAAACTCGCCGGGAGAGGGCTGAGTAGCCGAGGAAGAGGCTAAGAGCAAAGTGTTGATGAAGTAGTCATCATCGTTAGCGGTGATCGAGGAGTACAAGTCCTTGTAAGCCTCGAACAAGCCGTTAGTCTGGTCTTGATAGGTGACAAACTGAGAGTTCTGGAGGTCGGCCAACGACAGGCCACGGGCAATTACGGACGAAGCAGTCATCAGAAAACCTCCAGAAATAATCCCCCACCGGAATTGGTGGGGGAGATTAGATCAGAACTGGACAACCGAGCAGTGAGCGGGGTTGTGGAAGCACCACTGACCGAAGAGGCTCAGTGTGACCAAAGCCGCAGGGCCTTGAATGGTCGAAGAACCGGGAACCACGTTCAGGTAGTCTTCGATCAGGAGCTTGAAGTTGAGGTCAAGGTCGCCAATCGAATCAACCAGTTCGGCACCGGGATCGTTGCCTTGGATGGTGTCCTCGATGGGGGTCTTGCTGTTGCTCCAACCGGCAAACTCAATGGTATCCATGTCGAGGATGTAAGAGGTGCCAAAGGGGCAGTAGGGCGAGTCGTAGACCATCGACAGCCAATTCGTGGAGAACTGGAAGCCCATGTCCATCAAGCCTTTCTGGAACTCGTTGCTACTGGTCTTACCAGCGGTGTTGATCTGTTGCATATAGCTGGTCTGGGCATTGAAGTCTTGGAGAATCTGGCGATAATCCATGTCATTCATGATGATGAGGTTAGGCTCACCACCGCCACGACGAGCCATGCGAACGCCTTCAATCAAGGCATCGCCACGCTTTTCCGATCCACGCTTGTAAAAGTTACCGGCGAGACGATCAGGAGCTACCGACCTCGTGACTCCGAAAAACGAAGTTCCGATGTAGGTCTGCCATGCCGAAGAGTTGTTGGCCCGTCCGGTTCCAAGAGTCGGGAGCCAGCCAGCCATGCCCACGGGGAACAGGTAGTTAGGGGTATTGGCGGCAGAATAGCAACCGTTAAGCTCAATCCACGAACCGACAGGGATGACATCGGTAGGTACGTTACCACCAGCGGCGTTGGCGATCTGGATCGCATTGCCCTGAATCGACTGGATGACGTAGATAGTGGCCGAACCAACAAACGAACCTGAGGGCACGGTGCCGGAGGTGAACTGGATCAACGAGCCAATCGAAAGTTTGACCAAAGCGTCCCACTGAGGAGTAACTCCGTCAGCTTGGAACAACTGGAGCCACATCGAGGTGCCAGCGGTAAAAGCGTTGGTGCCGTTAACCGGAGTACCAGCAGAACCAGCGGCCCACTGAGCAGGGGTGTACAGAATGCCAGAGTTGATCTGACCGACTTCACCGTAGCCCGTGCCGTAAGCGGCAGTGGCAAACGCCTTGCGGAGTCCTTCGGTAGCGTCATAGAACTTCGACACAACAGCCTTCACGTAAGCCTGACGATCCGTGCGGGTCGCAAGCTCTTCCAACTGAGTGATCTGGAATACGGTGAAGATCGACCCGGGGGTAACAACGAACTCGGCGTTGATACCAGACACACCACCGTAGCCGGAGGTGCTGGACGAGAAGTTGGTAAGCAACTGACTGTAGTTACCAGCCACGTTACCACCCTGATAGACCTTTGTGCCAAAGCGGTATTCTTTACCACCCACACGATTCTTGTCAACGATCCGGCAGAACGGATCGTTACGAGCGAAAAGCGACTCGAACTTCTTATCGGTGTAATAAGTCTTCGCAATCGCTACGATGTTAGCATCAGACGAAATAGCCATTTTTTCCTCCTTGGAAAAATTGTTTCACTCTCCCGTAGCGATTGCGCTATCGGAGTTTGTACTCTTTTGAACCCTTCATCCTCTCGGCAATCATTTCATCCTTGCTTTTAGTTGGGGGTTCCTTTTCAGCCATTTTTGACTCCATCTTCGGAGCCACAACGGTAGTTTCCTCGACCTTTGCGGCGGCTGGCATTGCGCCCATACCACGAATCTTGTCGAGTTTCGACTTCAGCCCTTCGGAAAGACCGGCAATGTGACCGTCCATTTCTTCATCAGGCATTCCCTCGGTCATGTCGTGCAAGGCTCCCCAATGGTCAGTGCCTTCGGGAACCAAGTTTGACAACGCATCAAAGTGCGGATTGAGAGAATCCCCGTACTTCGACTTCAGTGATTCGATGCGACCATTTCTCATGTTGGTCTTGTACATCGAGTGGATACCCCCGATCAGATCGTCAACGACGAGCTTTTCGAGGGCAGAGTGTCCGCCTTTCATCGAATCTACTTCTCCGGCCAGAGTCTGAATGGCTTGAATCAAGCCCTCCACGACTGGCCGGAGGTCTTCGACATCAGAGGCTTTATCTTCGTGATCAGCCATTCAATCCTCCTTGTTGGGGTTGCGGGTTCATTGGGCCGGGGTTAACCGGAATAGTCGGTACTGGTTCAGGCGGAGTGATCGGCGTCCCACCAATCGGGCCGGGAGTTCCGGGCAATTCGGGAGTGGGAGGACTAGGAGTTCCGGGCATCGGAGGCGATCCCGGTTGAGGAGGCAGGGGATGAGGTGCGCCAGTGGCGTTAACCTTACCCATGTCTTCCATCACTTTCTTCAACAGTTTCACAAGCCGATCAAGAGTTTGCGAAGTGTCGCCAGCAGAATCAAAGCGAAGAACGGCGTTCTGCACTTCACCGAACAACTGCTTGAGATCGACAATCGGGTAATACTCGTAATCCTCATGCTCGACCGCCCGTTGAATGATAGACTGGCAATAGTCATAACTAGCAGTGGCAATTGAGAAAGCGCCTTCAAGATCGGGAATCTCAAGCAAGCTGGCTTTCATGTTGGGGTTGATTAGCCCCATCTGATCCATGATGTAAATCTGTTCGAGCTTAGTCTTAGGATCTTTGGAAAGATTCGATGCGGCAGAGAACTGAATGTGCATCTTGGACATCTGCTTGCGAACGTCACCGTAGGTAACCTTGCTACGACCGTCTTCCCGAGGAAGAATGGGTTCAGATTTGGGCATAACTTCGATCCAAATGTCCTTCAGGTTCATGAAGTTCTGGATGACGTTGTTGAGAACCATATTCCAGCGGTCGGTTTCCAAGCTCTCAAGAGTTTTTAGGGCTTCCCCTGAAGGGTCTCCGGAAGGCTTTTGAGCATTTGCGGACATCTTCGATATGCCGGACATCGAAAGCATCTTATCTAGGAAGTAGTCGAGGAGTTCCTTGTACATTGGGTCGATTGGCCGGGGCGTAGAGACGGTAATCGGTAGCATCCCGTTGGGGGCCGGATTGGTTTCAACTACGTTTCCGATCTGATTGGACACCATCGAGGGCTTGACGCCTGATCCCTTGGGGACAAACACCGTGTTGGCAGGAGAAATCTCAACAGCCGCATGGATGCGGAAGCTCAAAGTGTCAACCTGAGTCTGCAAAGTAAACAAATCGTCGGCCAAGGACGTGGAGAACACGCCTTTTACGGGAGGGTTGTAATAAAGGAAAGTGACTGGTACGCAATCAAATCCTATCTCGGATTTGTGGATGACTCGTCCGTTCACGATATCCCGGCGAAAACCGCCCTCAAGATCGTAATGTACGTTGTAGGCGCAAACGGCCAGCGGGTCTTGGAGCCATCCCTGATACAAGGGGTCTGACTTCTTCATCTTTCCGCATTCGATCAAGGCGTAGACAGGGTACTGACGGAAGCGGAGCTTCAAAACACACATCTGGTCGTAGTGATACTGAGAAGGGTCATAATATACTTCCCAAGGCTGGACATGGCGGACAGTCTTGGTTTCCTCATCTACCCAAAAGTGACCAGTCTCAAACAAAAGAGCATCACGAAGAACCAGTCCGGCTTTCTGATATATCTTCTGCTTCTCAAACATATAATCGAGTCCGATCTGAAGTTCCCGGGCGGCTTTGCGGGTAGCGAAAGTGCCGTCAATAGCGTTGACGAAAGGACGGACTTTGGTGGATACGAACTTAGAAACCACGGTGTCCACCGCATTCTTGATTCCATTGAGGACAGGGATTGCGCCCTGATCTTCTTCGAGCGAATTAAAATAGTAGGCAAGGGGCTGGCCGTAAAGGTTGTGGATGGTATCCCGGCGAATGCCGTTGGAAAAATACCTGTCGTAGTTCCTCTGCATCTTCTGCTCACGAACTTGCAGATACCCTTCGAGACGCTGACTGTTGGTTACGGCCTGTTGGTCGGTCATCCCATAAGCTCATTTGGGAAAGCTATGGTTCCCATTGGGTTGGACTTTTCTTGAACCATTCGGTTGAACCGTTGGCGGGCCATGTCGTCGTAGACATCTTCTTTTCTAAGGGTAACCGTTGCGTTCTGCATCTTGATATCGACAACTACGCCGCTCTGAGCGGACTCCATCAGCTTCCTGATAAGTCCGGCATCAATATCCTTGGTTTCAGTCTCGTCAAGGATTTTTTGGAGAACGGCATCTTTGGAAGTCTTTTCAGCCAGCTCAATCATGGCATCCATGACCTCGGGACTTGAGATGGCAAACTCAAGAAGTTTTGAGAGTTTCTTTGAGGCCAACCTATGTAATTTAATACTCTTGAAAAGACTCAAAGCCACCTCTCATCGTCAGTATCTGCACCAACAGTGCAATATGTCAAGGGGAAAGCAGGACGCCAAGTGCTAAACCAATGCAGACTGCTACAATCGAATAGAAAATCGACTGGTCACTTATACTTTGCAAAGATGTCTTGAGCTTCGTCAATGAGCTTTCCGTCTCGTTCAATGATTGTTTGAGCATCGTCAATTCCTTTTGTGCCAAGGTCAACTGACTCTTTGATTCTGTCAGCAGACTCTGTAGACTTTCGTTGTCCGTCTTGAGCGTCTGCAAGATCACTTTTAGCTTCTCCCAATCCGAAGTTGCGACTTCGATAGCCGAGAGCGAAAAGGATAGCCCCACCAATAGCAACAATGACAGCACCAATGATTTCAACCGCATTACGCAACCTCATGTTTTTGTTATGGCCTGAATGCCAAGGATTCCGGTGCCGGTTCCCAGAAGAGTACCCACCATTCCAACTTCATCAGGTTTCCAGAACGCCAGCACGATCCCAGAAATAATCAAAGCCATAGCCGAGATGCGCTTGGATGAGATGTCCCCATTGGGGCCTTGGAAAAGAGAAACAAGTGTTTTCATGTTGCCTTCCATTCAAAATGAGGTAGATCAAGGTTCTTGGCGTCCCAGTCGCCGCCCCAGTCAAAGCCAAAAGGCTTGATGATGTCGGCAATAGGTTGAAAGTCAGACTTCTTCCCGCTCCACAGAATCTTGCCCGTCTTGTCGACAGGATACAAGTCCATAGCCTTGCCGCTAGAGTGCTTTGATTTAAGAGTCCAAGTGATTATGTTTTTATTTTCAGATTCGTTGATAGGTGAAAGCCCTGCAATCTTCCTCTTGGCGTTTGTATCGTCAAGAGGTTCCCGACCTTGTGCATAGTAAGCATTCTGCACTTCTTGGGAACGCAAAGTTTCGTTCACCCAGACTTTTACCGACATCGAAGCACAAGCGGCTAACGCTTTTATAGCTCCCTCTTTTGCAGGAGACATCATTTTGTTGGGATCACGAATTACCGGCATTTTCCCTCCAAGCCTCTAGCTTAGTGATGCGGACACTGTGGTCGTCAAAGTTGTCGTCGAACTTTTCAATGATCTTTTCAATCTTTTCTATTGAAACCGACATCCGGTCAATGCTGACAGTAAACTTCCACAACACGGTAACCAAGGCACCGGCAATGGTGAGTACTGCACAAACTGCTAAAATCCATTCTGGTGTCATTTTGTCATCCTATATGATCGAGTTGCGTTTGTCATTTCCAACGTCCATCTGCGTGCCATCGGATTTCACCGGTCTGTAATGCACCAGTGTTTGCTACATGGCAAATCCCAGACGATAGAGTAATATTGGCAGAGCCTTTTACTGAAAATCCTACCCATGTCGCATCCGGTTGGGCTGTCGTGACAAGAGAATAGCTTGCCGGGATTGTCCCGACAAGAACAAATGACTGCGGAAAGGGTATGTTGTAATCGGCATCCGATGCGGCGGCGAATGACCTAGCCCCTGAAGCATCAGAGCCCCAACACATCATCGTCCCATCCGTGAACCGAATCCAGCTACCGTTGGAGTTGGTGCCGGAGTCGTAAATGCCGGTGACTACCGAAGTTCCCGTTGTAGTAGTGAGCGTCCCGCCACTTCGTTGCCAAATGCGGATCGTCGTGTTGACTGGACGGGTTTCGGAGGCGGTGCGGGGGGTGCCGTTGGCGCCGTCCGTGATGACGGCCTGAGCTCCATTGGGGCCAGTTGTTGGGACGTTGGCGTTTTGATTCACACCCTGAACGCCTACGCTACCAACCGCCGCAAAACCGTTGTAGACCCACGACTGGTGCCAGTGACCCTGAAAAGCATCCGTCTGATTGCCAGCATTAAAGGCAAGTGAAGACCCGCCCTCTGCACGAAAGAACAAACCGGCATACAATGAGGTAATGTTCAGCCAAGTCCCACCAAACAGAGTGGCAGGAGCAGAAGTTCCGGGGTACTGCGTGTAAACGTATCCCACAGGATACTGAGCATCGGCCACAGTGTTGATCTTGTCCAACAGATCAAGAATAGACTTCTTTACCGCAACGTCATCAGAGCCGTTGGATAGTTGAGGTAA